CGATAAAAACTCTATTCGAGGGACGTACAACCACGCTCAGTACATAGACGGCCGGCGTGAAATGCTTCAGTGGTATGCCGACTATATGGAAGCGTTGGAAAACGGCGAAAATGTAGTGCATGGAACATTTGGGAAAAGCGCTTAACTGTATGTATAGACAGTGCTAATTGACAGTAGTAGACTTCGGTAGACGAACAAAGAATAGGCTATGTCTAGGCTGATCCCCGAAAACCCGTACACCTCTGCGGGCTGGCATAGCCGCTCAATTAATAGAGGGCGTGAGGTGACGTAATGTTCGATTTACCGGTGCATATTGGACGCTTGCGAATTGTATCTTTGGATCAGGCAGCCTTAGTTATGGCTGGAATATCTGAAAAGGTTGATAGCGTCCAAAAAGCAGTAGAAGGGAATTATATAGGACATGAACAGGCATCTATTTACAAGGAAACCATCATACAAGCCATTCAGCTAAAGGAATTAAAGCCACTTCAAGCTTTCAAGTTAGCTGATTATAAATATGGTCTACCTGAGGCCGTCAGATTAAAAGTAGATGTTGAATCTATAACTCTGGATACTCCGATTGTTAATGCAACCTTCCTCGCAAAGGATATCTGGCCTTGGGTTGCTAATGAAATTGAGAGTGGTTTAAGGATGATTGATAGCCACTCCCCTGATTTAGATTCCGAGCAGTGCAATGAAGATTTACACGAACCCACCCAGTGGGGCAACTTCGCTGGCAAAGACACAGCACTCAAATTGATAGCCGGAATGGCAATTGCTCTCGAGAAAAGTCAGGGGAAATATCTGCGTGGTGGCAAATTAAACAAATCTGAGGTGGCAAGGACTGCGACTAAACTGATTAATGACCATGGAGACGGTATCGATGTAACCAGTAAGGCACTGATTATGTTGATAGATGAAGCTCTTGAGCTTCACGCTTCCAAAATTTCGAAGTAAAGACTTCCAAAACTGACGCCGCACTTCCAAACCTTGTTTTACAGGTTCTAAAAAAACCTGTAAAACTGATCCATTCCCGCAGTTGTCACTTCCAATTAAAATCATACCGACTTCCACACAGCTAATCTGATATCTGGTTGAATTTATCTCGTACACCACAATAGACGTTATGAGGTAAATATGTCCCACTCTTTAATCAGATTGGCTGAAGTACAAAAACGCACTGGATATAGCAAGGCTTGGATCTATCGTCTTCTTAAAGACAATCGCTTTCCTAAATCGGTCAAGATTGGTTCTCGAGCCATCGCATTTGTTGAAAGTGAAGTTGATGATTGGATAAGCCAGCGTATCGAAGAACGTGATGCATTAATTTCCACAAAACCTCAACTGTAACTTAGCCCGGGAAATTTATTATGACTAACAAAAATGCCCTAGCCGGGCAGGGTTTCGCTCAACCTGAAAACAGCAGCGATGATATTTCGGTCATTAAATTTGAGGCCGCGAAAGTCCGTATTGTTAAGATCAACGGTGAACCGTGGTTCGTTGCAAAAGATGTTTGCGCGGCGCTGGAACTATCCAATTCACGCATGGCGTTGCAGGCTCTGGATGATGACGAGAGAAATACCGTAACTTTAACTTACGGTATTCGCGGGAACCCAAATCATAGCGCTGTCTCTGAATCTGGTTTCTACAAGCTGATCGCCCGCAGCCGTAAAGCTATTACGCCGGGCACATTCGCCCATCGTTTCAGTAATTGGGTATTTCGCGAGGTTATCCCTTCTATCCGCAAGACTGGCTCTTATGGTGTGCCGTTCGCGTTCCTGAACGACTTTAGCCGGCGCATGGCGGCTTATCAGCAGGAGGCCAGCAAACGCGGGTATAAGTTGCAGCAGTGTAAGGGGGAAAAAGAAGCTCTTGAACAAGAGGAGATTCAGCTGTGGCGTAAGTATCAACCCGAGTTACTGAAGGAAAATAGCGATGATTAAAAAGGCAGGAAGAAGCCGGGATTATTACCCGGCTCAAAGGCTGATGGATCAGCCTTTAGGCTCTATGCCTTGTTTACGGAGCTCAGTGCGGGCAAGTTCCTTCATCCAATTACCAAGGCTCATACCTGCGCGCTCAGCTGCTTCATTCAATTGCTGGCGCAGTTCTGGATTAATTCGAATCTGGAAAGTAGGCGACCAGCCCTCACCCTTAGGTGTTTTATCTCGTTTTGCAGTTGACACGTACGTACATAACCTCATAGTATGGTTTTTGTTATGTACGTACGTTAGCACGGCGTACATTGAAAAGACAACGCCCCAGACTGTTGGAGCAGTACCGGGGCGTCTAACCAAAACGTTAGTTGAGGTAACATTATGGCTTGCACTAAGTCTACCCAAACACGCCCTGAATTTACATGGCGTTTTCTCACCTTGGGCGAATTCACAAATCAGATCGTCAATGTTACTGCTTCCACCGAGCGCGAAGCACGCGAAAAAACGCCCGCAGGATGTGTCTGTATTCTGGCGTGTCGTTTTCGCGTTGAGGAGGTACAGCATGTTTAACCTCCAGACCCTGACAGCAAAAGCACGCGAGCTGCGCGGTAACGTGGTAAAAGCTACTACCACGAAAGGCACCCGCACCATGACCCCCGTTTACGAACGGGAAGAGCAGCGCAAACTGCGCGAGCGCATCCAGCAGACCCAGCCGGACTGGGTTTTGCTCTGGTGGGATATTGCGACCGTTACCGGCTGGCGTACCAGCGACGTGTGCAACTTCCGTTACTCCTGCATCAACTGGGAAACAGGCATTGCAACGATCATCGTAGCGAAGCAGACCAAAGCAGCAGAAGCCAGAGCGACCCGGAAGGGGATCGAGATTGTTCGCCAGCAGCGTAAGGACGCTGCCCGGCTTGCTGGCGATCACATTGCCTACATGCACTGGGATAGCGTGAGCTGCGACGAACTGGCCGCCGGCATGACGGAAGAAGAACAGGCGATCGTGTTTGAGCTGGTGGCAAAGGCTGAAGTGAAGCACGACACCAAACAGCTGCCGCCGGGCATCATCAAACGACTGCGCGAACGCATGGAGCGCAATCTTATCGGTGACGACCTGGTATTTTCCCGCAGCCAGATTGAAAGTAATCGCTGCCAGTCTCTGGAAGGTAGTGTGAGCCGCCAGACAATCTGGAAGAAACTGCATAACGTAATGGTGTGGTTTACCCGAGTGGTAAACGCGCGTCTGCGCCTGAGTGCCTACTCCAGCCGCAAAATTGCCGCCTTTAATCTCATGTCCGCCGGCGGCGAACAGGGCTTGCTGGTCGCCTCTGAAATGCTCGGGCACAGTAACCCGGCAATCACCCGAACTTACCTCCAGTTAGGCAGTAAGGCCTCCGCCATTCAATCCCGTCTGGCCATGGAGGTATCTGTATGACAACGGTTATCCCGATTTGCCGTCTCGGCGCTTTTCTCGAGCACGTATCTGAGCAATTAAATAGCGCGCGATATTGTTTTGCCCGCCAGTCATTAAGGGACGGGGAGGAGAAATTATGACTCCTGTTTACGATCTGGTTCGCCGGGCCGACGGCAAAAACGTTTTCAGTTTCCCGGCCGGCGGCCGCTATCTGGTGGACACGTCAAATGGTCTTCAGTCGATGCGCCCCCTTATGGACGACGAGATCATTTTTACGGTGGAGAGTGCCGCGCGCTTTCTGAGGAAAATTGGTTATCAGGTAATCCCGCCAGCGGCGTGAGGTAAAAAATATGACGATTAAAAATTCCGGCTTAGCTGCTGGTGGCCGCGCTCACCCTGAAATCAGGCCGGACGATAAATGGAAGGACAGTCGGGGCAATATCGTAATTATCGAAAGTTACCGATTCGACAGAGTGACATATTGCCGCGAAGGGTACAGCTCACCGTGTTTTTGCACGCCAGAAAGACTGGTGCGGGAATTTGAATTTGTTTCTTCCGCGCCGGGCACCGGTGGAACAGATATCGATCGAATTATGCGGGTGCAGGGCATCGAACGAATTCGGGTTATGCGGGAAATCATCAGGGAGCGAGGGAACAGAAAATGAAGAATGCACCAAACCTTAAAAAGCAGCCGGCGGATCTCATGGAGGAGTCAATTATCTTTGCCGGCGCTGATGCCTGGACGTTCGCCAAAGCATGGCAGGAAATGAACCCGATTGGTGACACCGTGCCGCCTGTTGTGCTGGATAAAAAGCAGCTGGCGGAGCTGGAGAATATCCGGATTGTGGATGATGGCCGGCTCTATGCCCGGGTTTGCCGTGGCGGGCATCTGACCGAACGGCAGATAACCATTCTCGCTACAAAGCTGGCGGTGGCCGGCGTGGAGCGCGCGCAATTCTACTCTGAAGGTTATCAGCTTCTGGAGGACTGGACGCCGCAACTGCCGCGCCTCAAAGCCGATGCGGAAGCCGGCAAAAGCATGGTGATCGGCAAACCGCTGACGGATGTAAACCTCCGCGACCTGGCTGATAACGAAAAGGCGCTCATACTGGCTGCGCGTTACACCGGCATTGCAATCAACGAAAACAGCGAGGGCGTGTACGTCTACCGCGCCGGCATCTGGGAGAAAACGTCACTGCTCGAGCTGAGCCGTGAAATGGTGGCTATCTACAACGAGAACAAAACCAACTTCAGCAAGCGCGCGATCAACAACGTTATCGATGCCCTGAAAATCGTTATCCCGGTAATGGGGGAGCCGCGGCGCAGCCTGATCCCCTTTGCAAACGGCGTCTACGATATGGAAGCCGGCGTTTTCTCTGAACACAGCCAGGATAACTGGCTGACCAACCACAACGGCGTGACCTACACGCCGGCGGTGCCGGGCGAAAACCTCCGCGACCACGCGCCGAACTTCCATAAGTGGCTAAGTTACGCATCAGATAGAGACGCAATTAAGATGCAGCGCATCGCTGCAGCGCTCTTTATGGTGCTGGCGAACCGGTACGACTGGCAGTTGTTCCTCGAGATAACCGGGGAGGGCGGCAGCGGGAAAAGCGTCTTTACCCATATCGCCACTATGCTGGCCGGCGAGCATAACACCGCCAGCGGGAATATGGCGGCGCTCGACAGCGCGCGCGGGCGGGCGCAGTTCGTCGGCAAGAGCATGATAACGCTTCCTGATCAGCCCAAATATTCAGGAGAGGGCACCGGGATAAAAGCGATAACCGGCGGGGATGCCGTGGAGATAGACCCGAAACACGAGCACCAATACACCGCCGTTCTGCGGGCGGTGGTTGTGGCCACGAACAACACGCCGATGATTTTCACCGAACGTGCCGGCGGCGTTTCCCGGCGACGCGTAATTTTCCAGTTTAACCGGCGCGTCAGCGAAGAGGATAAAGATCCCGACCTGGCAGAAAAGATATCCGCTGAAATTCCGGTGGTTGTTCGCCGGCTGCTGGCGAACTTTGCGAACCCGGAAAAAGCGCGGGCGCTTCTGCTGGAGCAACGGAACAGCGAAGAGGCATTAGAGGTGAAACAGAAAACGGATCCGCTGTACGCCTTCTGTGCGCATCTGGAGCGCCTTGCTGATTGTGCGGGAATGATGGTAGGAAACCGCAATCCGCCTCACTATCCGCGAATTTATCTCTATCACGCTTATCTGGCATTCCTGGAGGCCAACGGTTTCGACAAGCCGCTGACGCTGAATAAATTCGCAGAGGGGATGGAAAGTGCGATGAGGGAGTTTAATCACGAGTACCGTAAGGAACGTAGAGCCCGTGGCATGGTGACTAACGTTGAACTTTCGGAAAGTGCGGAAGACTGGTTACCTCAGACTCATCCTGTAGCCGGTCATAAAGAATGAAGTTCAGATAAATATGGAGAAAGGTATACATGGTATACATCGAGAGGATAATTTATATATAAATCAGTGAAATAAACCATGTATACCTTGTTTTCAGGTATACACAGGGTGTACATGGTGTTCATTCTCTCATTAATCATCTGATGGTTTATTGAACAGAATGATGTATACCGTGTACACCTGAAATCCCAAAATGTAGGCTGGTATTCATGGGTTAATATATTGTTTTATAAGCAATTTATTGGCTTTATGAACACCATGTATACCTTGAGGGCAAATTCTTTAAAACGCATCCACACTTTTCGCGTTGTGCACCCCTGCAATTTCATTAACATCGTTTCATAAATCGCAATTGATTATTTTATTGTTGCGATTAATGGAACTTTAACGGTCGCTATTACAGGGGGCATCATGAGCAAGGTTAACGTTAAGCCCGTTCTGCTGAACGGGGAACAGATTCAGGCTCTGAAAACCATTCAGGAGAGGGAGCGCCAGAAGTCGGGCATGGGGATCGCGCCGTCAATCCATGCTGTTGCGCGCAAGGTATTTGATGCAGGGCTATCAAAAATGGAGGCTGGCCAGTGAGCTACTCAATCAAAATAGGGAAACACAGTATCGAGCTGGCGGGTTATGCCGGTAAGGTTGTTGCGCCAAATACTCAGATGGCCACTTTATTCCGTGGTATGGCGGGCGAACTCACCAGCCTGAGGACAACGGCGCAGCAGGCCGAAGCTGAGGCGGATTTGCTGGACGTTATCCGCAACGATCCCGATCTGAACGAACAGGCAAAAAACCGCAGGGCAGGTGAAGCCCGGAACCCGGACACGCTCAAAGACTTTAGCCGCGGCGTCGCAGCCGTAAGCGAGCAGGCCGCAAACATTCTCGATTACCTGAAGAACAAGCTCGCTCCGGTTAATCCCCTGGCATCTGATGATGTTCAGGGATTCATGCGTGACAGTGAAATGCGTCAGGCATTCGCCCGACTGGATCGCCGCAGCCAGGAAAAAATGCTGCTGTCGATGCACAGTGGAAAACATCAGGAGCTGGCGGACGCCTTACTAAGGGCGCACGCTGTGTGTTCGGGACTCGATACGGAACAGCTAAAACGTCTCGGCTTCTCCCGTATTGCATCAGAGAACGGGCAGGTGATTAACGCGGTTGCCGATCTGGTCGACGCGGTAAGGAAGGACGTCGCACAAATTACAGCTGTCCGAACCTGGTATAACAATCTCGTTTACGGGAAGAACGACGATCCATCAGAAGTTCTGCCCCGCATGACCGGCCTTGATCAGTTAAGCGAACATGTCGGCGCGATGCTCAAAGGCAGCCAGCGGCAGACACATTCAGAAGAGAAGCAGGCCGCCTGAGGGCGGCTTTTTTCTGCCCGGAGGGAAACATCTCGATGCTATTAAGTAAATCAGCCTACGCCAGGCATATGGGCGTCAGCCGGCAAACTGTTTACGGCTGGATAGCCCGCGGTGAAATTGTAATTTCAGGCGATAAAGTGGATGTCGAAGCATCGCAGGCTAAACAAAATTCTGCTGGTGCTGGCGAACACCAGACTGAAATGACGTGGGCGCAGGCCGCCGCATGGGTATGGAAGCATGACGGCGGGAAAGCGCTGCCGGCTGATATTGATGCTGGCCAGCGGATAGAGGCAGCCGCCGCTGAGCTGGGTTTTGATGTTCAGCACGAGCCCGCAGAACAATTACTGATTCTCTTCCGGCCGGATGAAGAAACCCACGGCTTCTATGGCAAAGACCGTGCAGCAGGCGCTTTACGGTTTCTTCGTTCTGAGCTGGCTTACGTTGCCACATTGCACCCCGATACGCTGGATGACTGGAACAAAACTGCTTTAATGTCACTCTGCCTGCTGGACGGTGAAAAACTGTAAACCCCCAGCCCCTCAAACTTGACACTTTTTCGCGAGATACTGGGAAAAGTGTCAACCCAACCTAACGGATCCTGACGCCTACGAACAGCAGCTACAGCAGGAGTGTAAAGGGCTGGCGTTGAGATTTGTTGAGCCTTGGCTGTTAGCTTTTGTTAATCCTGATGCGAGGCAGGGCAGGTGTCAGCCTGTTATGGTTTGTTATGCCTTACTAGGGAAAACTAGGGGGAAGGTGTCAACCGCTACCGCTTCAGAAAACTTTAGGCACACGAACTCGCGAAGGGGAGGTGTTAAGCACTCCCCCTTTGCAACCATCCTCGAGCCTCTTTCAGATCGCTGTTCTGGTTTGCCCGGACGCTGGCGTTCAGATTGAGTTGTCAAAAGTTGTCACACACCGGCAACGCCAGTGGGGATTTTTGGCAGAACGCGCTCTAAGTTACTGTTGCTTTATAGAGTACTTTTCTCATTAATACATTTTCACAGAGGGTAAATCGAATAAAATTTGAGCTTCAACTATTAGATGAAACTTCGAAAGTGTGACAGATATCATTATCTCAAATGTGAATAACCATATAACTCTATGAATTTTATACTAAATTTATTTTCTTTAAGCATGGGAAGTAAAGTTGTAGAGTGTGAATATAGATATTCAATTCGCTATCAAAAAAGGGATGCGTATGATCAAATGTTTTCTTTCACATAGTTCGAAAGATAAAGACTATGTGCGACAAGTTGCCTCAGGGTTAAGAAAAGAAACAAGAATCTTTGATGAGCAAACTTTTGAAAAAGGTATGTCACCAGCCGAAGAAATTATAAAAGGCCTAGATGATACCTCACTCTTTGTTCTATTTCTTTCTGATTCGGCATTAGAGTCTGAATGGGTAAAAGAAGAGATGCGCTTAGCAAAGACAAAAGTTGATGAAGGTCATTTGCAGCGTATTTATCCTATAATAATAGATGATAAAATAACTTTCTCAGACGAAAGAATCCCTTCTTGGATGAAGGATGGTTTTAATATTCAGCCGATTAGAAAGCCAAATGTTGCTATAAGAAAAATAAATGCACGATTGAGAGAGATAGCATTTAAAAATCATCCAGGGTTAAAAGAGAGACAGAAAATTTTTGTTGGTAGAAATGAAAAAACCACTAACGTTGAGCAACGTTTTGATGATTTTGATAAGTCACCACCAGTGATATTTATAGCTTCAGGCCTTAATTCTATTGGCCGAAAATCATTCATTAAAAATGCGCTAATAAAATCCAATGCTATCAGGGAATCATATGAGTTTCCTATAATACAGATGGAATCGTCAGATAGTATTGAAGACTTTATTTTAAAAATTGATGATCTCGGATTGTGCGATATTGGAAAAATCCAGGATTTAATGACAACTTCTATAAGCGATAAAGTAAATATTGCGGTAAGACTTATAGAGGGCATAATCGAAGAAAAAGAGCGTATATTGATAGAAGATAAAGGGGCAATTATACAGCCCGATAGTTCAATTGTTAGTTGGTTTGTCAATGTTACAGATCATATCAAACACTATGGACATCTAACTTTCTGCATTGCATCTAAATTTAGAGGGAATAAAACTTTCTCTTATAGGAATCAAGAGTATTATTTTGAAGAAATTCCTGAACTTAATGTGCAAGAAAGAAGGGGGTTGCTCAAGAGATATGCTACGTATAAGGGTTTAGATTTATCTTCAGAAGATTTGCGTTTTTTCTCTGATCTTTTATCTGGATATCCTGAGCAAGTTTTATACACGATTGATAGCATTTCAGATTTAGGTCTTTATTCTGTAAGAAAAGATTCTCACTTAATAAGGGAATATGCTGATGATAAAGCAAAAGTGATAGTTGAAAGCTTTTCTAATGATCAGAAAAAACTCGACTTTCTTTACTTCCTTTCTAAGTTTGAATTTATAAGCTATGAGTTTTTATTTTCATTGGTAAATGAAGATGAGTTTTACCCAATCACGCAAAGCTTTATAAGTATGTCTGTTTGCGATCAGTTAGGTGTTAATAATGACTATATCAGAGTAAATCAAGTAATACAGGACTATATTTCAAGAAGTAAGTTTGGCACTACAAGCGAATATGATGCTATTCTAAGTGAACATATCAAGAAATTCATAGAGGAATATACTGATGATAATAGAGATATATCAGACTATATTTTCTCGATCCAAGAAGCAATCAAGGCTGGAAAGGATGTTGATAATAGAGTATTAGTTCCGTCATATTTTGTTAAGACAATAAGATCTTTATACGAGAAAGGCGGTTCTGCGAATTATAAAGAAGCTGTACGATTGGCTGATCAGATACTTTCAAATTCCCAATATATGCATTCGAGTGTTATCGAACATATATTATTCATGAAATGTCAATCACTCGCTAGACTTCATGATAGAGAGTTTTTTAATGCGGTTAGGGACGTCTCAGAGCCTGAATGTTCGTTCTTACATGGTTTTTATTACAGGATCACGCGACAACGTCCAAAAGCAATAGAGAGTTATAAGCGAGTATTACGCCAAAGGCCAAGTGATTATCGTTCAAAAAGTGAATTGGTTTTGTTGTATTTACAAAATGACGAGCATGAGCTTGCTTTAGGATTAGCAAAAGAAGTTTATGAAAGACAGAAAAATAATCCGATCAATGCTAATAATTACTTGAATTGCCTGTTTTACAAAGATGATGCTAATATTGAGCCCGGTTTGGTAGAGGAAATTCTTGAGCGGTTGCATTCGAATCAAGCTCAACGTGCTCAAGAGATATATTGCTCAGCTAAAGCGAAAGCTCTTGCAAAATTTGAGAATAAAGTTGAAGAGGCTTTTGAACTCATAGAGAAAGGTATTGTGGATTTTCCGGATATTAAATATCCAGTTCTGACACTCTGTGACTTAGCAATTCAGTATAGAAGAATTGATAAGCTTGAATATGCTTTAGATATTCTTGAAAGAACAGACTCACCAAAATCTCAAACATATGGAAGCTTTATACGATTTAAAGCTATATGGTTAACTTTGACTTCTAGATTTGATGATGCTGTCCGTATTTGCAAAAATGAGTTAACAGAACTTACATATGCAGAAGTGGAGCAGTTTATTGAAAAGCTAAAGCAGTACCAAGTAAAGGTTTGACATTATGTTAGGTAAGAAGGCTCACTTAAGTGAGCCTCTTTGCCTAGTATGAGGTCAACAACCATTTAATACGTCACACACTTTATTTATAAATCGAAGTGAAAATTACTTTGGGGGTACTTTTGGGGGTATCTATAAAGCATAAAATGTATATTTTTAATTGATTCAATAAGTTATGTGTTATGTGTTGCTCCTATTATCGCACCATTTCAAACTTTTCCCAAATCTACCGAAATCAACTAAAAGCCCGTATACTGCGCTTTCTGGCCGCATCTTATCTCCTGATATCAACTTGCCGCCACGCGCAATCACGACATCG